AACTAGAGGCGCTGCGCGCCCGCAATGCCCTGCTCGAGGAGGACGTGGTCGCGTTCAAGAACAAGCGCGAGCTCGACGAGGCCGAGTTCGAGCCGATGACCATGGAGCAGTTGCGCGAATACATCACGATCAACACGGGGCGAGGCCCGGTCGGCCAGCCCAACCGCAAGAACTTGGTGCGAATGGCAATGGAGTGTCGGCCGGACAAGGTGGCATGACATGACGCTGCTGTCGGTAACGAAGGACGTTTGCGCAGTGGTCGGCGTGCAAGTGCCGACCAGCGTATTCGCCAACATTGCCGGCAACCGTACCATGACGGAAATGTTGGCGTTGGCGAACGAGATGGCACAAACCATCGCCTACGACGGCCGGGACTGGACGCTGCTGCGAAAGGTTCGCACGATTGCGGGCGACGGCATCACCACGGCGTTCGACATGCCGGTCGATTACCGGCGGTTTCTGCTGACCTCGAACGTGTGGCGCTCGACGTCGACGCAGCAGCCGATGCAATTCGTCTCCGATACCGACGAGTGGACGAACCGGCGGCTGTCCGGCAACGCCGATTGGACGGCCGGCAGTTGGGGAGAGTGGACCCTGCTCGGCGGCCAGATCCACATTTTCCCGGCGCTGTCCGCGACGGACACCGCCTATTTCGCCTATCTCGACAAGAACTGCGTCAACTTGAGCAGCGGCGGTCACGGCGACGTTTTTCTGGCCGACGCCGACACGTTCGCGCTGGACGAGCGCGTGCTGAAGCTCGGCATGATCTGGCGTTGGAAGTCGCAGAAGGGCTCGCCCTACAACGAGGATCTGGCAACCTACGGCGACGCGCTGTCCAACGTATCCGGACGCGACAGTCCGGCGCCGATCCTGATCCCGCGGCCGATCGGCACCGGCACTTGGGGGCGGTCCTATGGCAGTTTCTAGCCGCCAGGTAATGCCGAGCGTCGGCGCGTTCAACATCGCGCTGGAGGGCCCTGCCGGACCTCCGGGGGCAATGGGATCGCCGGGCTCGACGGGGCCGCCGGGGCCACCGGGGCCTTTGGGGCCGCCGGGAGCGGACGGCGCAACGGGGCCGCAGGGACCGCAGGGCGTCCCCGGAGCGGACGGCACCAGCGGCTCGTCGGATTGGGCCGACATCGCCAACAAGCCGGCAACGTTTCCGCCGGCCGCCCACAATCATCCGATTAGCGAGGTTACCAATCTTCAGACCGCGCTGGACGGCAAGGTAAACGATGCCGGCGACGTCATGACCGGCACGCTGACGCTGCCGAACGGCACCGGAGCATTGCCGTCGCTGGTGGGCGTCGGGTTTGCAACGACGGGATTGGCTTGGTCCGGCTCCGGGTTGAACCTCTGCGCGGGCGCGGTTTCCAGAATGCAAGTCGGCAGCACCAACGTTGCGACCACGATACCGATCATCGGTCCCAACGGCGTCGTCGCTACGCCGGCTTATGCGTTCAGCGCCGAAGCCAGCAGCGGGTTTTATCGCAAAGGCACCGGATCGATTTCGGTGTCCGGCGCCAACTCCGAAGTCATGAACTGGGTCGGCAGCAGCAAGACTACGACGGCGTTCGGTCCGGTCTTGCTGCCGAACGTCGCCCCGAGCAACGTGCTGGAGGCCACGACCAAGCAATACGTCGACGGATTGAATACGCTGAACGTTCTCAAGGCCGGCGACGTCATGAGCGGCGCGTTGCGGGTCGGTACGACACTTCCGGCCCCGTCGTCGGTAGATACCATTAGCGGCAAGTGGCTCGCGACGGACGCCCAAGTCGGTTTCAACACCTATCCCAATTTCGCCTCTACTCAGTTTTTGACGCAGACCACCGGGTTCGGCGGCGCGATCGGGTTCAACGTTGCCAACGGCACCATGACGTTCATGACCGGTCCGAGCAGCGTTACGGCCGGTCAAGTCATCAACATGGCCGCGTTGGCAACGCTGACTGTCACCGGACAGTTCGCCCCGAAATCCGTCTCCATTACCAGCGTCGACAATTTTAATCTGTACAACGTTGTTTCTACCGACACGCCGGGAATGTCGGGCAGCATGGGCGTGAATACCGGCTGGCTTGGCTTCAACGCTATCGGCAGCAACGGTTTTCTTTGGGCAGGGGCCGGCAATTCCAGAATGACTTTGGCCCAAGGCGGCGGGCTCAACATTTCCGCGCCGGGCGTGACGACGACGGCGGGGCTGTTCGTCACCGGGGCTACCGCGCAGCACGCCAGCGATTTCAGGTCTAGCGCCACCAACTTTTCCGCCGTTATCGGCTGGGCGCAGGCTACCACGCATTACGGCTCGTGCGGCAAGGACGCGGCCGGCACCAAGTACAGTTTCTACGGCAGCACGGGCGCGTTCATTGCGGCCGGCACGTGGGCGACCTCGGACGGCCGCCTGAAGAGCGTCTCGCGCGAGGTCGATCCGATCGCGGCGCTCGCCGCCGTCAACGCGCTGACGGTCAAGGAATTTACCCCGGCCTCGCCGGCCGCGCGCTCCTCGTTCTTCGGCACCGAAGACGTCGTCTCCGACACGCTCTACGGCTGGAACGCGCAGGAGGTCGAGCTCGTGATCCCGATCGCGGTGCGCGACATCCCGTTGTCTCCCGACGATCGCGTGCTGCGTTCGGCGCTTAAATCCGTTCCGATGCCGGAGCTCGACAGCAAGGAAGCCGAGGCGCTCGGCGCCGAGGATCTCAGCATCAAGGCCATCAACGACCGCTACATGCTGACTACTTTGTGGACGGCCGTGCAAAGACTGTCCGTTCAGAACGACGAATTGCGCGCCGAAGTGGATCTTTTGAAAACAGGCGGGGCGTGATGGCAGCATACAACGCCTACAAACGCGTTCCGGTGCCGCCGCAACTGGCGCAGAAGCTCGAGGTCGTCACCTTCCCGGCGCCGACCCGCGGCCTGATGCTGGCCGACAACGAGGCCTTTACCCAGCCCGGCTCGGCGGTGGTGATGGACAATTGGAAGCCAACCTTGCGCGGCGCCTCCCTGCGCGGCGGCTGCGTGCGCTGGACTACGCTGCCGGAAACCACGCCGGTTGTTTCCGCCTTCCAATACGTCTCGGCCAATAATCAGCAGATGTTTGCGGCCAACGCCGCCAAATTGTACAACGTGACCGCGGGCGGCTCGCCGCCGACGCTGGTCAAGTCGGGACAGACCTCCGGCAACTACGCCGCCTCGCAACTGGCCAACCAGGGCGGCGATTTTCTGCTTGCGGTGAACGATGCCGGCGACGCGCCGCTGCGCTACGACGGCACGACGTGGACGACGCTCGCCTATACGGCGCCGGCCAATTGGGCGAACGGCACGGTCTACGCCTTGGGCGCCAGGGCGACGGACACGGCCGACAACACCCACTGGAAGGCAGCGGTCGCCCACACCGCCGCCGCCGCCGGCACGTTCCTCGCCGACCGTACCGCTCACCCTACGTTCTGGGTAACGGACACGGCCTCGGACGGCCTCCCTTGGATCACCGGACCCTTGGGCTCGAACGTCGTCGACGGCCGCAACCTCGTTTACGTCAACAAATATCGCAATCGCTGGTTTTTCGTCGAAGCATCCTCGATGAACGCCTGGTACCTGCCGCTCAACGCGGTGGGCGGCGCGTTGCAGATGATCCCGCTTTCCGGCGCCGCCACCCGCGGCGGCAAGCTGCTGTTCTGCGCGACGTGGTCGATCGATGCCGGCGACGGTACCGACGACAAACTCGTGTTCGCGACCGATCTCGGCGAGCTCCTGATCTTCACCGGCAGCGATCCCTCGAGCGCCGCCAACTGGAGGCAGGAGGGCCGCTACCAAGTCTCGCCGCCGATGGGCATGAACGCCTGGATGTCGCTGGGCGGGGATCTGTTGATCGCCACCACGTCCGGCATCGTCCCGACCTCGGCCGCCATTACCAAGACCACCGAGGAGCTCGAGCTCGCCGCAATCACCCGCAACATCAAGCAGATGTGGCGCGACGAGGCCGCCGCCAAACGGCAGTGGCCTTGGACGCTTACGAATTGGGAGGAGTTTGGCGGCATCTTCGTCACTTGGCCGGGCGGCGCGCCGGGCAAGCGCTACTGCGCCGCGGTCAACGCCTCGACCGGGGCATGGTGCCGGCTGGTCGGCTACGACGCCACTTGCTTCGTGCGCTCGCGAGCGGACATGTTTTTCGGCACGCAGGACGGCAAAATCATGCAGGCCGACCGCACCGGCTACGACGACGGCGTGCCTTACGTGGCGACCTTGGTGGGCGGTTGGGAAGTGTTCCAGGCGCCGGGGCAGACTATCACTTGGCGGCAGGCAAGGGCCTCGTTCGCGTCGAGCGCGGGGCAGCCGTTCCAGCCGCAATTGTCGGCTTGCACCGATTACGTCGTGACGCTGCCGACGCCGCCGCCGGCCGGGCCCGATCCCGGCCTTGCCGACGTCTGGGATCAGGGCCGCTGGGGTCCGGACATGGGGCCGCCGCCGCCTCCCGTACCGACAACCCCGGAGCGCGACGCCTACGGGCAGTGGGATCAGACCTATGCCAGCCGGCAGGTGGTTCGCAACACGATGTGGGTCAGCATCGGTTTTACCGGGTTCTCGCATGCGCCGATCGTGCAGGTAACGGTGGCGCAGAACGCCAAGCCGAACGTGGATTTGATCGCAATCAGCGCCGCGTTCGAGCGGGCGGGCATCAACGTCTGAGGGAATTAGAATGGCCTATCCCCAGGTAGACAGCAGAGGATACCCCATCCCGACTACTCCGGAGGGATTGGATCGGCCGTTGATAACGATCGATCCGGTAACCGGAGAACCGATTTTGGACACTCGGCCGCAGATGCCGGACGCGCCGCGTCCCGAAATGTCGTCCGCAAAGTCGCAGCGCGACGCCATTGCGGCGGCGATCCTGCGCAACAACATGCAGCGCGCCGGCTATAACCCGCCGGCTTACCAGATTTGGGGCGGCGGCTACGGCGGGCCTGCGGGCGACGCAGGCGGCTACGGTTACGGTGCGCCTAGTGGTGCGCCTAGTGGTGCGCCGTCCGGTGCGGTCAGCGCGGCTCCTGGCGCGGCTCAGGGTCATTCGGCGGCGCCCTCGGCGGCGCCTTCGGTCAGCGGAAAGGGCGGCATCGGTTCCGACGCCGCGGCGGCGCCCAATCAGGCTTCCGCAATGACGTCGGAGGCCATGCAGGGCTTCCCGGTGGGACAGGTCAATCGGGGCGACATTGCCGACATCGGTCAGGTCGGCGTCGTCGGCAAAACCTCGCCGAACGTCTCGATCCAGAACGCGCCCCAACCGGACATGAGCATCGCGCAAGATCCGATGGGCTTTCCGTACGGTTTCCCGGCGCCGACAGCGCCCGTGACGGTCTCGCCGCCGCAGAGCGATCCCGCGCAAGCTCCGGTCGGCAAGAACGCGCCGCACGCCGACCCGACGCACGGGCCTCTGGGCAAGGGCTTCGTCGGCCCGCAAAGCCTTTTCGGCGTGCCGACAAAAGGCGTTCCCGTCATGAGCGTAACGAAGGGCGAGCCCACGGCAGAAGAGGATGCGGCCGAGTTGGCGGCGCTCAATGCCATTGCCGTCCAGAAGGGCTACATGAGCCCCGAAGGCGTGCCGAGCCCGAACACCACGGCCGTATCCCTCGGAAAATCGGCACCGTCAGTGTCGATGGGCTTTACCGGCTTTGCGCCGAGCCCGGCCGGCGTGGTCGGCAAGGGCAGCGTCAACGCCAACCAGGGCTTTACCTCGCTCGGCAAGGGCGATCCGGACAATCCGACCACCGAAGCGCCGGCACCCGACGCTGCTACGGTAGACGAAAGCGAGGGCCTGGATACGTCCGCGCCCGCACCGGCACCGGCTCCGAATGCGCCGGCACCGCCAAGTCTCGGCGATCCCACGGGACATGCACTCTCCTCTCCGTACGGTCAGGCACCCACTGCGCCGCAATCGTCGCTGTCCCCCGCCCAAGCAGCTCTTGCCGCGGCAATTGCCGGCAAGGGTCCGGTCGGACCGCTCGGGCATCCTTCGGCCGTCACCACCGCGGAGCAAACTGCTCCCGACCCGACCGGACTGCAGTCCGATCCGGGTCTTGCGGCCCAGCAATCGGACGCCGCCGCCGCTTTGGCTGCGGACGTCGGCACCCCGCCCGGCCTGCAAGAGAGTTTGGGCATTACCGCTGCCAACGTCACGGAAGGCCTCGACGCAGCGCAGGCCCAGGCCGCCGTAAACGCGGCCGTTACCCAAGGGCTGAACACTGCGCAAACCGCGGCGGCCAACGCCTTCGCGGAAAGTCCGCACGGCCAGATCACGGCTCCGGCGCCGGCTCCCGCGCCGGCACCGACGCCGGCACCGACGCCGCTGGGCTATACGCAAGAGGAGACCGTCGCCGACCCGGCGGTTACCGCCATCAACGCGGTCATAGGCAAGACCACGCCGACCGATCCCAACCACGAGTTCACGCCGCCCGCGGTCCAAATCGAAAGCATGCCGCCGCAATTCGCCGATCCGTTCTCCGATCCGGCCGCCGTGGATGCCGCGATCGCCCAGAGTTTGGGCCTGAGCCCGACGACGGGGCCGACCCAAGGGTTCAACCTCGGTTCTCCCACGGCTGCGGCCGTGGCGGAAGGGTTGGCCAATGCTGCGGCGGCAACTGCGTCGGAAGGCGGCGTAACCGGCAGCAGCGTCGGCATCGGCAGCAGCGTCGGCGCCGAGGGCGGCTACGGCGACAATGCCAGCCCGTCCGGCGGTTACGGCGACAGCGGGCCGGCCAGTCCCGGCGCACCGGCCGGCGGCTACGGCACGACCGGCAACACGGGCGACGACGGCGCCAGCCCGGCCGGCGGCTATGGCAATAGCGGGCCGGCCGGCGGCTACGGCACTTCGACGGGCGACAGCACCAGCAGCCAGGGCGGCGTCGCTACCGGACCGGCCGCAGGCTTGGGCGGCTCCCTCGGCGGCAGCGACGGCGGTACCGGAGATGCCGGCGGCGACAGCGGCGGCCTCGGCGGCGAGGGAGGCTGGTGATGCTCGATTACGTCTACGGCCACGACGAAACCGTCGCGCACTTCGTGGCGCAACTGATCCCGGTCATGGGAGGACGCGAGTTCGCGCCGGCCTCCAAGGCGATCGGCGTTATCGACGAGGACGGCAGGCTGATCGCGGGGCTGGTCTATCACAATTGGGACGAGCGCGCCGGCACCATCGAGATGTCCGGCGCGGCATTGCCTGGCAAATATTGGCTCACAAGAGAAACGCTGAAAAGAATTTACCAGTATCCGTTCCTTCAGATGGGTTGCCAGATGGTGATTATGCGGGTCGCGGAAGACAACGTCGTGCTGCGAACCCTGAAACAACTCGGCTACGCCTTCGTCCGGATCGAGCGGCTGCTCGGCCGCAACAAGGACGGCATCGTCTGCACGCTGACTTTCGAGGCCTGGTCCGACAACAAGATCAACCGGAAGTATCGGCACTGCGTCGTGGACGTCGATCCTATCGAGGAGGCCGCCTGATGCCCAAGAGAATAACGCGGGCGGAAGCCAACTACCGCAAGGGCAGTCCGGTCGAGTGCTGCGGGATCTGCGCCTTCTACCAGGGCCACAACCGCTGCTCGCAGGTAATGGGCGACATCAGCCCCTACGGATTGTCGGACGTGTTCAGGGCCGAAGGCAATCCGTTCGGCCGGACCATTACCGACCAAGAGAAAATGCAAATCAGAGCCATGGCTGCGAGGTAAACGACATGCCGCTTTCTCCCGGCGCCAACAACCAGTCCTACCTCGACCCGGCCGCCAACGGCCAGCGCAACAACCTCGCGTCGGCGCTGATGAACGTCGCCGCGCCGCCGCCGCAGACGGCCATGCAGCCGGGAGCGATGCCGGCCATGCCGGGCGGCGCCATGCCGCCGGTACCGCCGCCGCAAATGCCGCCGCCGGGAACCGGCGTGCCGCAACTGGGCGGGCCGATGCCGGGCATGCCGACGCCGGGAATGCCTACCCCAGGCATGCCGCCGGCAAACGTGCCGCTGTCGCCCGGCATGCCGCCGATCCCGCCGCAGCCGGGAATGCCGCCGAGGTACTAGGCCATGTCTTTCCTGAAGCCCGATCCGCCGACCCCGCCGAACCCGATCGATACCGCGCGGGCCGCGACCGGCACCAACGTCGGCACCGCGATCGCCAACGCGCAACTGCAAAACATCAATCAGGTCACGCCGGGAGGCAATCTCCAGTACTCGACGACCGGCAACTACGACTGGACCGACCCGACCACCGGGGCGACCTACAGCGTTCCGCAGTTCACGGCGACGCAGACCTTGTCGCCTTCGGGAACGTGGACAAACGCCAAGCAGGAACAGACCAAAGAGTTATTGGCCGACACCGCCTACAAGCAGGCCTCGCGGGCCGCGGGCGTGCTCGGCACCACGTTCGCCCCGACCGCGACCGGACCGCAGGGCGGGCAGGCCGGCAGGATTTCCGCCCTTCCGGCCGCGGCGACGACGTTCGCGGGCGGCGGCCCGATCCAGAAAAGCCTCGGGCAGCAAGGCGACATCACCCAGACCTACGGGCCCGCCGACAATTTCAGTGCCGATCGGCAGCGCGTCGAAAACAGCCTGATGGCGCGGATGAACCCGCAGTTGCAGATCGAGCAGCAGCGGGTGCAGCAGCAACTCGCCGACCAGGGCATCCGCTACGGCTCGCAGGCCTACGGCGACGCCATGACGAACTACTCCCGGCAGGCCGACGACGCCCGCTGGGGCGCGATCCAGAACGCCGGCCAGGAGCAGCAGCGCATGGTGCAGGAGGCGGCGCAGCTCGCCGCCTTCCAGAACGCGGCGCAGCAGCAGGGCTACGAGCAAAGCCTCGGCGCCGGGCAGTTCGTCAATGCGGCGCAGGCGCAGCAGTTCGGGCAGAACGCGCAAGCCGCGCAATTCGGCAATCTCGGCCTCGCCCAGCAATTGCAGCAGCAGCAGGCCGCCTTCAATGCCGCCCAGGCGCAGCGCGGCGCCTACATGCAGGAGCAATTCGCCCAGCGCAACCAGCCGCTGAACGAGATCGCTGCGTTGATGTCGGGCAGTCAGGTGGGCCAGCCTAATTTCGTCAACACGCCGGGCGCGCAGATCCCGACGACCGACGTGGCCGGACTGATCAACCAGAACTTTGCCCAGCAGCTCGGGATCTACCAGCAGCAATCCCAGAACACCAACCAACTGATAGGCGGCGTGCTGGGACTGGGCGCGGGCGCGCTCAGAGCGTCCGATCGCCGCCTGAAGGAAAACGTCTCCAAGATGGGCACGGTGTTCGCGGCCGATGCCGAGGGCGAGCGCAAGCAACTGCCGATTTACGCCTACTCCTACAAGGCCGACCCGGCGTCCGCGCGGCACGTCGGCCCGATGGCGCAGGACGTCGAGAAGATTACGCCGGAGGCGGTCGAGGAGCACGGCGGTCGCAAGTTCATCCGGCCCAGGGAAGTCATGGGTAGCATAATGAGGGCAGGGTAATGGCAGACGAAAATGCCTTGGACACGCTGAGAAGCTATCTGATCTGGCCGGACAGCGGCAAGAACACCAACCAGCAATTGCGCCAGCGCATTGCCCTGCAAATGATGTCGCAAAGAAAAGGCTATCCGAAAAACATCGGCGAGGGCTTGACGGCGATCGGCGACGCCATCGGCGACATGGGCACGGCGAGGATGCTGGAGAGATCGGCCGCGGCGGGCGCGGAAGCCGACAAGGCCGACGTGGAGAAGATGACGGGAGGAACCGAACCCTACGCAGCGCCGCCACCTCCGAAGGTTAGCGCTTACCCGGAGCCGGTCGTCCCGACCGCGACGGTAGTCGACACGCCGCCGCCGGTCGTCGCGCGCTCCACGGTGCCGCCGCCGGTCGTCCCGGTCGTTCCTTCGGTGCCGGACGACGGGTCTTTCAACAGCCGGTTCGATGCCGCACGGCCCTTCAGCGGGCCGCGGTCGGACGTGCCGCCGCCGGCCGCGCCGGTCTTGGCGGCGGTCGATCCCATGGCCCGCAACAGGATAGCAGCCCTGGCGATGCAGAACGGAACGGCTCCGGGGGTGCCGCAACAAAACCCTATGCTGGCGGGGTCCGTACCCCGCGCTATGGGACCGGCCCCTTCGGCCGCTTCTCTCCCTTCCGGTTCTCCTGACCAGCGCTTGGCGCTGGCTCCGACAGGCACGGTGTCCGACGCGCCGCCGATCCTGCCTTCCGGCATCCGGACGGCGCCGCCGGTACCGCCGGACATTCGAGCCGTGCCGCCTCCCGTGCGAGTAGCGGAGACCGTCAATCCGTACGAGGCCGCCGCGCACGAGCCGGTAGTGCCGTCGCAAGTGCCGATGACGAGGCAGGAATTCGAATTGCGCAAGGCGGCGAGCGATCCCAACCGGCCGGAACGGGCGCAGATGCTAAGGCCCTACATCGAGCAACTGGAAGCCAACAGGAGCGCCGAAAACGCGCGCCGCGTCGAGCAGTACAGGAAAGACCTCGAGCTTCACAACCAGCTTAAAATGAAGGGCTTGGAGTACAGGGCAGGCGAGCCGGAGCGAGTTCTGAACAGGGAAAAATTGCAGCAGGAAATCGCCAAAGGCAAAATCCCCGA